GCCGCCGGGGCATCGAGCCCACTCAGGGCGAACAGGTGGTGGCCGCGCTCATGGGCCTGAAGGCCAAGGCTGACGCGTAGGGCTGATCGTGGCTGAAATTGAAAAGTCCGCCACCGATTGGGAGCGGATCGAGGCCGAGTACCGTGCCGGCGTCCTGTCCACACGCGAAATCGCGTCAGCCAACGGCGTCAGCCACACGGCCATCAACAAGCGCGCCAAGAAGGATGGGTGGGTCCGCGACCTGAAAGCCAAGATCCAGGCCAAGGCGGAAGAACTGGTTTCCAGGCGGGAGGTTTCCACCGAGGTTTCCAGTCAACGGGCGGCAACCGAACGGCAGATCATTGAGGCCAATGCCGAGCGCATCGCCCAGGTTCGCGGCGAGCATCGCGGCGACATTCAGCGCGTCCGGTCCCTGGCCCTGAACCTGCTGGGAGAGCTTGAAGGCCAATCAGCCAGCCTGGAAGACTTGGCCGCATTGGGCGAACTGCTGCGCGATCCAGACGAGAACGGCCAGGACCGTCGAAACGACCTGTACCTGAAGATCATCAGCACCCCGAGCCGCATTGATTCGGCCAAGAAGGTGGCCGAGACGCTGAAGCACGCCATCACGATGGAGCGTGAAGCCTACGGGCTGGACGAGAAGAAGCGCGACGAGCCGCCTGGCGAAATCACCATCACCTTCTGATGGCAATCCACTACAAAGCTGAGCCGACCGCGAGCAAGTTCCACCGGTCAGATGCGTTTGTGCGCGGGCTGCGCGGTCCTATCGGCACCGGCAAGTCAGTGACGTGCTGCATGGAAATGATCCGCCGGGCGCGTGAGCAGGAGCCGTTTGAGGGCGTGCGCCGCACCCGCTGGGCTGCAATCCGCAACACCTATCCTGAACTGAAGTCCACGACGATCAAGACGTGGCAGGACTGGTCCGATGCCCCGGTGAAGTGGGATTCACCCATCAGCAGCATGTTCACCCGCAAGCTGGGCGACGGCACGATGGTTGAAATGGAAGTGCTGTTCATGTCGCTGGACCGGCCGGACGACGTGAAGAAACTCAAGTCCCTGGACCTGACAGGCGTTTGGCTGAACGAGGCCAGCGAACTGGCCAAGGCAGTGCTGGATATGGCTACCGGCCGGGTAGGGCGCTTCCCCAGCAAAGTGCAGGGCGGCGCAACGTGGTCCGGCGTGATTCTGGACACGAACAGCCCGGACGATGACCACTGGTACTACGAACTGGCCGAGAAGCCGTCACAGCAGGAAATTGCCCAGCGCGAAGACCTTGTGCGCCAGCTTGTGGACTTGGGGCTGATGCGCTCCGGCCAGCTTCTGTACGAGTGGTTTGCACAGCCTGGCGCGCTCATCAAGGTGGGCGACCGCTACGAGCCGAACCCGCAGGCTGAGAACGTGGCGAACCACACTCTGGGGTACGGCTACTGGCTGCGGCAGATCGCCGGCAAGAACGAAGAATGGATTAAGGTCTTCGTCCTGGGCCAGTACGGCAGTGTCCACGACGGCAAGCCGGTGTATCAGGAGTGGAATGACGCCATCCACTGCAAGGCGATCAACCCCATCCAGGGCGTGCCGCTGGACATCGGCCTGGACTTCGGCCTGACGCCGGCTGCAGTCATCACCCAAGTTGACAGCCGAGGCCGGCTGATGGTGCTGGACGAACTGTGCGGCGAAGACATGGCCATCCGTCAGTTTCTGCAGGATGTCCTGATCCCGCAACTGACCAAGGTGTACCCGCAGTGGTGGGCCAAGAAGGATGCCAAGGAGCCGATGGTTCGGTGTTTTGGCGACCCGGCCGGCAACCAGAAGGCGCAGACGGACGAACGAACCTGTTTTCAAGAAGTGCGTGCAGCCGGGCTGCAGGTGCGCGGGGCCAAAACCAATGCCTTCATGGCAAGACGCGGGGCCGTCGCGTGGTTCCTGTCAAAGCTGTCGGGTGGGCAACCGGCGCTGTTGCTGGACCCGTGCTGCAGTGTGCTGCGCAAAGGCTTCAACGGCGGCTACAAGTACCGGCGCATTCAGGTGACAGGCGAGGAACGCTACACCGACGAGCCCTTGAAGAACGCCTACAGCCATCCGCACGATGCGCTGCAGTACGTCGCCCTTGAATCTGGTGGCGTGCAGGCAACGATGCCCCGTGCTGCGCCATCGAGGAACGTACCAGCGCACCGAGTCACAGACAGAGCCACCGGCCTGCTGGGCTGAAGCCCGCAACCGAACCACCAAGCCCGCCGCGTGCGGGCTTTTTTCATTGGAGCACCGCAGCATGGACTTTCTCAAACCCTTCCGGCCGACAGGCGACACCACGACGTTGGCCGTGACAGCGACCAACACCCAAGGCACGGTGTTGGAGAACGCCAGTCAGGCGCTGCTGACCAACCTGGGGCCGAACAAGTGCTTCGTGCGCTTCGGCAAGTCACGGCAGACGGCCGCCGTTGCATCAGACCTCCCAATCCTGCCCGGCACGTCTCGCATCATCACCAAGGACGCTATGAACAACGTCGCCGCGATTTGCGCCGCTACCGAGACGGCCACGCTCTACATCACGCCGGGCGAAGGGGTCTGACATGCCGAACTACTACCCGCGCCGGGTCAATCCGGCCGACAGTTTGCTTTTCGATGCCGCCGGCCACTTGGTGGGTCTGCGCTCGGGCACCAGCGGCCAAGAAGAAATCTTTGGCATGTCTGCTTCAAAGGCAGCGGCAGTTGACTCCCTGGTGTCAAAGGCTGGGATTCGCGCTGCCACCGGGTTTGCATTGCTCGCGCCGCCCGTCGCGGGCATCACGGCAACGCCGGGCGCTGGGGCTACGGTCAATTCCTCTGCAGCCGTTGACGTGGGCGGGGAGACCCTGTGGCGCGTGAGCATGACCGGGACCTCTGCCAGCAACAACTACGTGGAGTTGCTGCTACCCGCCTTGGGGGTGGCGAGCGCCTTCTCTGCTGCCGACGTAACTGCCGAAATCGTCATTGACAACTTCGCCAATACCCCCGGTTTTTCGATCTACTTGGGGACTACCGGATTTGCGACTTCGGCAAACTATTTCCTGGCGGGGCAAATCACGCCATCGACGACGGCATCGTGGTGCATGAATGGCGTGCTCACCGCATACCAGTTTAACGAGCCGCTGCTTACCAAGGCGGGATATGCGGATGAAACCGGGAACCAGCCGTGGCAAACGGCAAAACTGCGCTTCTACGTGAGCAACGGGGCCACCCTCGTCGTCCACCTGCGCGCCCTTACTGTCGGTGCCATGCGCAAAAAGGCGAGATTGGCCATTGTCGGCGACGATGGTTATTCCTCATTCCAGACGATGGGCGTTCCCATCTTGGAGGAATTTGGATTTAAGTCCTCCGTGGCCGTCATCCGAGAAAACGTCGGGGCCAACGGCTTTGCTACGTTGGCCCAGCTTCAGGCATATGTCGCCAAGGGAAACGAGTGCATCGGGCACGGCCCGAACGATGGCACCGGCGGCGTCGGCAACCTGTGGTCAACCTACACCACAAATGCCCAACGTATTGCGGACATCAACGCCGTGCGGGATTACCTGGCGGCCAACGGGTTGTGCACCCCGGCCGGCGCGAAGTGCTACGTGTGGCCACAGGGCCGCTACTGCGAAAGCACAAGCGATTACTCGATGCTGCAGACGATGATCGACAACGGCTACACGACAGCCCGTGGGGTCAACACTCCGACAGCGCTGTATTTCCACAGGCTGAATGCGATTTCGCGCAAGAATTTTGCGGCGCTTGCCACGCCGATTGTCGGGCATACCTGGGTCAGCGGCGCGACGGAGGCGGCGAACATCACGGCAATCAATGCCCGCATCACGGCACTGGGCGCTACGCGCACCGACGGGACGCTGATGCTGCATCGCGTCGTGGGCGTGGACGCCGCCGCTCAGAGCACTGAGATTTCCAGCAACCAGCTTCGCGCAATCCTGGCGAACGTCAAAACCGAGGTGGACGCTGGGCGGATGGAAGTCGTCCTGTACTCCGATTTCTCGAAGTAATCCCATCCCCTGCCGGTGCACCCAACAAGCCCATGAGCCAAGTCCCCATCCTCAGCGGCATCTACACCGACACGGCCGGCGACTTC